ATGGGTTGTACAGATACAATCTCATTAGCGATCAATTGACCGAATACTCTTCTTACGATTGGGAATGCTACAGCGGCGAAACCTTCTACGTCGCCACCAGCCATTGTGCTGGACTCACGTAGTAGTTCTTTTGCTTGGTTTTCCAATAAGACTGCCATTGAATTTTTTGTGAAATCGTTTTCGATACCTTCCAAAAGACCTGTGCGGCTCCATTTATTTAGTAGAGCAGCGCCTTCCTTTTGTAGATCACGACTAACGATACCTTCTGTTAGTTTTTCTACAATACCTGACATGTTATATCCTCCTAGATATAGTTAAATAATTTATATTCCCGCTAGACGCTTCCAACGATCAGAAACAGGATCTGCTTCTTTTCTTTCTTCAGCTCTGCGTGGACTTACAACTAAAGAGCTATTTCTATTGATTGCCTCACTCAGAGATTTTGGCTTTTGTACGCTACCATTGGTGCTGCCCACTGAATTTAGAGTCTCATATATTACTTTAGCTTGTTCTAATGACTGTGCATTGTCTAGACTTTCGACAATCTTTTGTTTTTGTCGCTCATTCAACGAGGGGTCTTTTAATACACAGTTCGTATAAAAGAGTTTGCCGTTGGTCACATTTGATTCAACCAGCTTATCTTTTAGCGATTGTACAGCTTGAGTGAGCTTTTGTACGTGCTCATCAAGTTGATTTGTTTTTTCTTTAAGTGCTTCATTTTCTTTTTGAAGCTTTTGTCTTTCTTTTTTATTTTCTTGTTCAAGTTTCTTCATTGATTCTTTTGCTATTCTTGAAACGGCGTCAATAAGTTCTGCTTCTTCCAAAGCGTCATGAGTTGTGCCTAACCAACCTCTTGGAACGACTTTATCATCAAATTGAATAGCTTCTTCTAAATGACCTTCTTCGTCGCGATAAGCAGTGTGAGCAAAATCAGTTACTTCCTCTTCGTTTTCTTCTTCTAGATAAATTTCTTCTTCATAGTTGCCATCTGGTGACATTTGGGTTTCTTCTTCTTTCTCTTCTTCTAGTTGAATTTCATCTTCAGATTCAGATAAAAGAGCTTTGATTTGTTCAAGATCAATATCAATCTCTTCTTGTAACTCTTCTTTGCCAGTCACGTCTGATAGTGGAAGTTTTACTTCTTCTTGTGTTTCTTCTTTTGTTAATAGTTCTTCATGAGCAAATGGGACACTTTCCATTATTTCCTCTGTGCCTTCTAGAAGCTTTTCTACTGCATCCTTTATATCGGCAGAGTATTTTTCAATAACGATTTGTTCAGCATTTTTTATTGCTGCCTCACGTAATGTATTTGCGTGTATTACTGCTTCTTCTAGAATTGAACTCATATAGATATTCTCCTACATATACTAACTGTTTATAAATAGTATTGACTTTTGCAAAATTACGTTATTGTTTCCTGAACAACTGAATAACCTAAAGAACTAAGCCAATCATAAAAATTTAATTGCTCTAAATCTGCGACAATAAAATCCACAACATCGGAAGGATTATGTTCTCCAATTTGAACACCGCCATAATAAATCTTTGTTCCTTTTTTTAGCTTTATAGAAGCTTTAGAACAAAATTCATTATATTCATTGTCATTATTTCTTATAAAATAAGTTACTTGCATTATGATACTCCATGAGCTTGGTCAAGAAGTTGTTTAACTTGTTTAACTTGATTTGCCGTTAAAATAGCTGGAACAAAAATAACTGAAAATACAGAGGCGTCAGAAGAACTTCTAAGAATTTGTATCTTCATTGCTTTATAGGCATTTCCGGGGAACATGGCGTCCCAATCTGCCGTGCTAAAACTACCACCACCGGCTGAGTTTATAGAAGCTTGAGTAAATGTACATGAGGTCTTATTAACTGAAGCTAAACCTCCCGCCAATGAAAATGCGTTTGTATTAAAAAGATCGCCATTTTGATCATATAAAGACATTGAGCCAGTTCTAGCTGTATTTATTGTAGCCTCCACAGATCTAAAAAAATTTGATGTTGGATAATGAACTGTGGCTGCTGAACCCGCTGTCGCTATAGCCCGTCTGAAACCTAAGCCAGTTGTTACAGCGTTTACTGTAACAGAAGTAATAGCGTTACCAGCAGAAGCATTAAAAGTTCCGGCTCTTGGAATACCATAAATTTGAGAGGCGGCACCTACTTGGTTCCAGTTCGGAGCTAAAAAGTCATCTCCTGCTACAGAGTAAGATGTATAAACAGCATATATCAAAAACGTATGTGCTGTAGTTGTAGATGGTCCATAACTATTTTGTATTAATGTATCATCAACTAAACCTCTTACACCAAATGTATTGCCAAGTTTTTTTGTAGAATCATATGTTGGCATATTAGAAAGAGTTGATTGAGTTAAATGTAAATTTGATGTAGGAGCATAAATTGGATCCCACCTACTTACAACATTTGCGGAACCACTTGTTATTGTAGTAATTGAGCTAGGACTTGCCGTTGTAAAGATTTGGGCGTTTGTATTACCAAGCGCCGAAAGTATTGCATTGGTTAGTGTTGAATAACTGTCAATGAAATTTTTCTTTCCAGTGGATACAGATGATAATTTGTTAAAACCACCAAATCCACTTCTCATATTAGCCTACTCCCGATGAGCCAGACCAGTTGGTACCAGAGGATGCGCCAAGTGCAGGAATGTTACCTCTTGGAATAAGAGTTAAGCCAGCTATAACTGAGGCTGAAGTTTGTGATGTTGAATTAGAAATTAAATAAATATCTTCAACTCTCCATTCGCCTGTGTATGATTCGCCGTTATCTAAAACAAGGAAATTTGTTCCAGAACCAGATACGCCGAGAACGGAAAAGCCCACTCTCATTTGTACGTTTGTGCCAGTATTCTCATTTGAGACTGTCACAAATTTAGTGACATATGGGAATTGAATTTTTAATGGAGCAGCAGAATTAATTGGCACAGTTATGCTCGATGAAGCAAATGGTACTGCGGCTACTTGATATGAAGCAACATCACCAAGCCCCGGTGTTTGCCATTCTAAATTTGAATATACTCCCATTTTTGTTTACCTCTTATTAGTGTTTAAACTTTCTTGCTGCATTCTGAGTTTTTTATAAACGTTCTTTCTACGCTTTCTTTTTCTAGCATTAATAACTGAGGGTTTTTCAAAAAATTCATTTTCGCGGTATTCCTCAATTATTCTTTCGTTCTTCACTTTTTTCATGAAGCGTTTTATCATATGTTCTTGAGTTTCATTTCTTCTTAAATGTACTTGAACATTTACTGGTCTTCGTCTTGACATATTACCTCTTTTTATCTGTTACTAATGTTTTCCATATGCTCATACCGGGAATCGCCGTTATGTCAACACCCGGATCTGAAGGATCACGACCACTTAATGGATCGTGGGCAGGCGCTGTTGATTGCCCTGCTTCATAATTAGATAGCGGTTCAATATTTTCAAAAATGTGTGAGTAGTTTTCTGAGCCTAACGCGGCATATATTTTTCTTTTTGCTTCATCTATCTTGACTTTATTGTCAACTTTTTGTCTTGAAACCTGTTGTATTACCGCCTCTGTAGTAACTGCGTTGCTAGATGGAATCTTTGCTTTATGCACTTCAGAGATCATGCTAGATAAAACACCCTCTTCAAGAATGAGTTCTTTAATACATTCTTTAATAATAGGTTTGAACAAAATTTTTAGTTGATCTTTTTTTGCGTTCATGTTAATCTCTAAATATGTCGTTTAATACTCTATTGATTCTATCTGCTCTCGTAAATATGTTTGATGTACGACTTTTACCTTCTGCAATCATAAATGCACCCACTGTTGAAGGATCTGATACAAAGTCAAAGCAAATAAGTTGGAAATCTTCTTGTACTAGATTTCTACCACCGTTTGATTTGACGGAACCTAGACCTCTAGAAGAAATACCAAGCTTTACACCGCCACGTATAAGATCTTTTAAGATTCTACCCGCTGGTGTATCTAACACCTTTACTTTACCAATTACATCTTTACCGCGCATTTCTATCTCAGTGACAATGTGTGAAGCGTTTTTAAGTTCTACTACTGATGAGTCGGGATGATCTAATTCACCTAATGCTCTATTTTCACCAACTATTTTTTTATAGTTTTGCACTTCTCTTCTTAAAATATCTTCTGGATATACACGACCATTGCCATTCTCGGCATCTGCTCTTTGCATAACGCCAGCCATGATAACTTCACCTTCATTGATGCGCTTTTTATCAGCCTCAGTTAATAATGAATCGTCAGACGACATTTCAAAAAACTCTCTTAATAATACTTTATCGTTCATAGTCAGCTACCCTTGCAACAATGTGTTGGTGGACGCAACATCCAGTGAATCATAGTGTATGGATTAAAATCTATTCTATTCATTTTAATCTTAAGCCCTCATCATCTATCAGTTTGTCTAAAATATAACTAGTTCCAGAACTTAGACATGCCATAAAAAACATATCTATTGCATTAAACTCAAAGATAAATAGTTTGCTAAAACAGGAAAGTAGATATACAAATCCGCCAACATGAAAGCCCATACACATTGAACAGTGAAATAATAATCCAATGCCATTATACCATTCTTTGGAAGGTCTTATGTCGTCAAATATTTTACCATAACAAAGAATCTGCGTTAAACCATAGCAGATTAGAATAAATTGAAGTAGTTGCATTATATCCTGAATAACAAGCCAAAGGCTTTTTGTTTTGGATCTATCGAGCCTTTTCTTACGCGGTGAGTTGACATAGCAGTTTCATAGTCTGTATATTCACCCTCTTCTGGATCTGTCAAACTATTTTCAAAGGCTTCTTCGTAATCTCTTTCAATTTTGCTATATTGTTGATGTTGTTGCAATAATTTATAGATACCGACTAATAAAGCTGATAATGAATCTACTTTATCGTTTTGTGGATACGTTGCTTCAAGAGCGCCGTATAGAGTACCGCCTTGAACAGAATCATAAGTAATTAAACCAAACTTTCTTAACAAATCATATAGCTCTTTTTGAGCACTATATGTATCTCTATATTTGTCATCTTTTGGTATTGTAATGATTTTATTATTCGCAGGAACAATCATTATATCAATCAATGGGTGATCTTTAATCAAGATATTACCATCTAAAGTCTTTTTAATATTTATGGGCAAAACAACTTTAGCGGGTTCCGGCTTGTTAACCACGATTTTTGTTTTTTCTTCTGGTTCAACAAGTTTAACTTTGATTGGTAAAGGCTCTGATGGGGATTCAGGAACCTCCATCGCTTGTTCTTCTTGATCGTATAATGGTTTTATTTTAATCATTATTTTTGTAACTCGCTAACCAATAACTGGACTTTCATTAGATTAGAAACTCTTTCTTCAGTTAAGGCTGAATCATTTTTAAAGGAGTCTAATATCTCATAAACTCTTTCGTATTTTATTTTCATCTCTTTATCTTGAGCAATATCTTTATCTTCACGATGTTTATCAAGGGAGATTTTTAATCTTTTTACTTCTTCATTAATATAAAATTTAAATTCAGTTGCATCTTCAACAGAATAGATAAACTTTCTTAAAAGAACTTTTTGTTCTTCTAATAGATCAGAATATTTTTCATTAAAGATTTTTACGAATGAGTTAACAACTGAAGTACGGAGCTTAACATTGCCGACATTATTTGGCTCTTCGGCTGGATGGACCATCTCTTGAACCAAATGTTGTTCTAATAATACTTTTTTTGGTAAAGCAGTTTGTGTATCAAAGATCTGATATATCGTTGCTAGGCTTTTATAACTTGGAACAAAATAGTTATAAACATCTTTTGAAAGATTCTTATTTATATGAGAGATCAATCTACTTTGTTCATTAAATATTTTTGTTTCATCTAGCTTTTCATATTCTTCTTTTGTTCTTCTGACAAGCTCCGTGGCGGCTCTTTCGTTTAAGTTCTTAGATTCAGAAAGATATTTATAAAGTTTTAGCTCTTTGCTAAGAATAGTGCCATTCGCAAAGAACATTTTTAAGGTTTCTAAAATAACCTTTTGTTGTTCTTTGTCTTTTCTTAATATTTGTTTTGTAAGCTCTTTTGATAGAACTTCAAAAAGAAAAGCGGTATTTCTTTTCTTATTATGCTTCATCTTCATTCTTTTTCTCCAAGCTCCTGATTAGGTTATTAATCTCTCGATTATTTTCAAAAAGTTTCTTTTCAGTCTCGTCAATATAACTAGTTTCTTTATTTTCCATTAAGCCATGAGAAATCATTGATAAATGTTTATGACCCGGCATTACATCTGTTTTTGGCTTACCTATTGAAAGATAATTTTTTGCTCTTCCCGCAGTTTCTCTTCTGTCATGATTTACTGGCGTATATGCTTTACCTTTTGAACCTTTAGTCTCATATGAACCATCTTCATATTGAACATAAACTACATTAGCCCATTTTGAATCTCTTTTTGCGGGCGCTTCTGGGGCACCGGCTTCAACTCCCGGAGGAGCTGCTAATAATACGTTTTCACCACCTCCGGCAGGTGCTTCAGCAGGAGCAGCTTCAGGTGCAGCTTCGGGCGCTTCACCGCCTTCAGGGGGAGCTTCTTCACCTCCTAAACCGCCGCCTAATCCACCTAATCCACCACCACCTACCGCAGCTTCTGGCGCAGGAGCGCCTTGAGCGGCAGCTTCAAGCGCGGCAGCTATTTTCTTATCATAGAATATTTCTTCCTGATTTCTTTTAAACTCATCTTCAGAAATACTAAATAAATTTGTCGCAACCCATCTTTTACTAAAGAAGCCTTCAGTTGCTTGACTTGCAACTTCAAACTTCGCTTTCCATTGTTCAAGTTCTTGAAGTTCCGCAATCTTTGATGGATTATTTAGAGTTAAATCGAAAGATAATAAATCTGAACCTTTATATCCTAGTGTATATAAGTGGACCACCGCTATTTTTTCTAGTTGCTCTAGCATCGCTCTTTGTAATCTTTGAATTGTTCTGGCAAAGCGAATATCTTTTTGAGCCAATGTAGTTTTATCTTCGGTGGAATCCTTACCTCTAGCTAAATAAGATCTTGGTACTTTTATAGCTGAGAAGAGTTTATCTCTCAAATATTCAACGTCGTCGATATCGCCAGTAAATTGACCACCGGGTAATGATTCAACTTTTGTGCTTTGACCGCCACGCACTGGAATATAATAGTCTTCGTCGATACTCATTGGATTATAGCGAAGATCTACACGACCTGAATCTGGATCTACTACTTTATGACGCTTCATTTGCGTCATTACTTTTTCCATATATTGTTCAACATCAACAGGATCAATACCGCCTACATCGACATAAAAGATTCTTCTTTCTGGAGAGCGGACGATTCTGTACGCCATCATTGCGTCTTCTAGAAGCGTTAACTGACGCCAGATTCTTCTAGCTGCTTCTAATACGGAAGAACCATATGGAGAGTATTTGTCATTGCCTAAAATGCGAAAGTGAGCTACTTGCCAGTTTTCTAAAGTTAAACCAGCAGCATTCCATTGAAATTGAATATAGTTGGGGTTTGTTTTATCTTCACCTTCAAGACGCTCAACTTCAGAGGTGGGTAGGGCAATAACACTTTTAATACCTAATGTATCATCAATATCTAGATATAAAAAGGCATCACCATATTTACACATATTGCGTGCCCAACCAAACATATTTGATTCAATATTAAGTACATCATAAAATAGAGTTCTTAGTATCTCTTTTATCTCATCATTGTGACAAGTTATTCTTAGTATATTACGAAACTCATTTGATGTTGTAATCTCATCGGCATAAATATCCAAAGCAGAAGCAAGCTCTGGTGTATATTCCATCTGATCAAAATCTAAATATCTTTCGTTTCTTCTGGCGTTGGCAACTGCCATAGCTTGAAGATTATTGAATGGATCGTATGTCTGTTTCTTAAACTGTTGACCTGAAGCTGATTTAAACGCTGCTTTATCAGCATCAATAAACTGATCGATTCTGCCATATTTTGGTTTTTGAGTTTGAAAATTAACAATGGGACCAGATAATAAACGAGTAAGTCTGCGATATAGTGCAGACTCGGGATTATAAGGATTATTTTTTTTATTTTTCCAGTTATTTGCCATTGTTATCCCTTAAATATCATGACTGGCATGACATTTTTATTTTTATTAGATAAATAGTATTCTTTGCCTATTATATTATTTCCGAACTGATCAACTTTCGCCATATTAATCATTCCGGGTATTTGTGTTGTAAAGTTATTTGATGATTTTTTAATACTTCCTAATATCGCTTTTCTATATTCTACATTTAATTTGTCTGCTGTTAAGGCATTGTCGCGAATATAACAAGCAATAGCTGCTGCCATTACCAAATCGTCGTTTTTGCCCTTAGAAGCTTGAGCTTTACCATGATTCCAAATAAATGATTTAAACTCTTGATATGATCTAGAAGAATAACAAATAAGTATTTTGTTTCTAATATATTCTTCTAACTTTGCTACTGCTAGTGGTCGAGTATTAACAGTTGTACTAAAACCTGCGATTGCGTTTGTTGCGTTCTCAGCCTTATATTGATCAACATATTCATGCGAGCTTTTCATTGAATAATATAGGTTTGGATGACGCATTTCTTTTAACTTTTCAAGAACAGCAAAACCAACGGTATTATTCTCAACCGCAGTTAAACAAAAACCATATTCTTTGCTTACATCAAATATAAGCTTGGCATATACATCAACTGGAACTTTGCCTTGGTATTCGGCAACTTGTTCCATTGTATCGTTCCTAAATATATGAAATACTGAATAGTCGGCACCGTCGCCTCTAGCAACGTCTGCAACCATAAAGTATTTATTCTGCGAATCATATGTTTCCCATATCCATAGATTATGGTCAATAGAACTTTTGTATTTTGGCTCTTTAATCAGCGATTCTATAAATAATAAATCTTCAGTGGACAGGAGAGTATCGCCCGACATATTAAAATTGCACTCAAGTTCTTGTGCAATTTGTTTAGGAGGCATGTTTCTGGTTTCTTTCTTAAACCATTGTATGTCTCTTTCTGGATGGACAGTCCAAGGAAGTTTTATTGGATTAAAGTCATTCTCTTGGCTTTCAGCTTTAATATATGTATCGTAAAACCAGTTACCAATACCATATGGAGTTGATAGCGCAATACAACGACCACCAGTAGACAGAGTAGGATAAAGACCAGCCCACATTTCTCCAACATTTTCAATGTGTGCAGCTTCGTCAATAACAAGTAAGGATAGTGCCTCAGAACGACCAGCATCTCCTGACGTTGATGAAGCCTTTACCCATGAACCATTATCTAACTCAAATGAGTTTTTATTGTCAGTTGTGATCTTTGAGATGGTTAACCACTCTGGAAGATTCTTGATGATCGATTTGACTTTCTTAACTAAGTTAGCAGCAGTACCAAGCTTGGTTGCAACAACCAAAATACTTTTATCTTTATGAAAAAGCATAAGCCAAGCGACATAAGCTGCTGCGGTTGTGGACAAACCAAGCTGACGTGCTTTAACGACGATATTAAAACGGTAATCAACAAACTGCTTTATGCAATCTTCTTGAAATGGATAAAGTTTAAATGGAACTGGACCATGTATCGGATGTGTGATACGCGCAAAGTTATTTATAAAATAAGCTGGATTCTTTCCGCACTTAACGATTTCTTGGATGATTTCTTGTTTTGAAAGTTGATAGTTCATTAATCATCTTGTTTTTCTTTGGGACGGGTATCATTAGAAGGTCTTTTAGCCTCTTTGGCATTCTTTAGCCAATTTTTGATTGCGTCATCAACAGAAGGTTTATGGCTTAGGTCCTCATCTGAGCCAACACCGCCACCAACTTTATATTCAACCATTGTGTTAAGATAGCAACTTACTTTTGATATATATTGAATATTGATTGGTGTTTTCTTTTGCTCTGAAAGCGATATACTCTTGCCGCTTATTCTCTTGTATTCTTTCTGTAAATGACCTTTAATGGCATCAACTACTGCATATGTGTCATCTTCAAAATCTTTATTTTCATGGACTTCTTGGAGCCTGCATTGGCTAGTATATTTGATTCTTATAATATCAGGCATGGCAGATGATACGGAAAAAGCATCTATTTTTCTTCTATGATATTCATCTAGATCTTCTCTCATCATGCCTATTTTGAGAGGCTTGCCATCAAAAGTTAAAGCGCCATCATAAGATGCAGCTTGGATTTGACGTAGTACTTTCATTACTTCTGCTAAGGTAGTGTCAGCCATTTATTTCTTCCCTTCAATGTGTTTTACGTAACAAGTATAACAGCAATCAAACTTATTTAAATATAAGTCATCAAACATTTTTGTGGAATAAATACCACATTTAGAGCATTTCTTATTTTGCTCCTTAGTAAATAGTTTACCCCGCACATAAAATCCATTATGTTCTTTTTCTTCATCTTCTTCTTTTAAAACTTGCTTCTTTGAAAGTTCTTTTAGTTGCTCAAGATATTCTTTTTCTTTTTCTTGATTCCAAAAGTAAGCAGGATTTTGTACTGCGAGATCGCCATATTTTTGAGATATTGCTTTTTCTATGGCTGCGATCTCATTAAGATCTAGCTCTTTTTTCATGTTAACCTATTTCAAATGTACTTGCGCCAGTATTGATTCTATCTGCTGTGGGATTATTTTTATTACATACCTTGCAGCCACAGTTTGGTCTATGATAATGTGTGCTGTTGAGGTATCTTTGAGTATCTAAAATATTGTCAGCATTATATATTTTTTTATCTGTATATCTACGCATTTTAAGAGCATCTAACACTTC